TCATATGCCTCTTGCTTTGGCAGGAGGTATATAATTTTATTTATATGAAAGCAACAGGACTAGGCGATACAATTGAAAAAATAACAACCGTAACAGGTGTTAAAAGTGTTGTAGGTTTAATTTCTAAAAGTTTAAAAAAGCCTTGTGGTTGTAAAAAAAGAAAAGAAGCTTTAAATAAAAAATTTCCTTATGGCGTTTAAATTAAACACACCACCTTATAATCAAGATAATACACCTATATATAATGTAGATTTAGGAGATGATGTTTTAGGCAAAGCTAATAATAATGGAACTATATTAGTTAATAAAGATTTAAATCCAAAAAAAATTAATAAAGTGGTTGACCATGAAATGGTACATATAGATCAATTTAAGCGAGGAGATTTAGATTATGACGATAAAAATGTTTACTGGAAAGGTAAAACATATTCTAGAAGTAAAATGCAAGAAGGTGCTAAGAAACTTCCATGGGAAAAAGAAGCTTACGATAAAGCTTAATTATGTGGAAATTATTACTAGGTTTAATAAAAGGTGGGGACAATAAAAAGTCAGCCGCGGGTAATTTAGCGTGGGAAATTCGAGAAGCTATTAAGGGCAAAGAATTAGACCCTAATGAAATTATTGAATTACAAACTAAAATAAATGAAATTGAAGCCGGGCATAGAACATTATTTGTTGCAGGCTGGAGACCTTTTATAGGTTGGATATGCGGAGTTGCATTAGCTTACAACTTTGTAATAAGAGATTTATTTATTTGGATTACAAAAACAGCGGACGCTCCGCCGGCATTACAAATGGAGCATTTAATGACTGTACTATTGGGTATGTTAGGCCTTGGAGGTTTACGTACTTTTGAAAAAATAAAAGATAAAACAAAATAAAAACATGTATCCACAAAATCAAAGTACTATGTACACTAACGCCGTTGCGTTATTAACATCAGCAACCCTGAGATCACCAGGAGCAACCGCCGCTGGAATACCAGTGGGTCAATTTGCATCAACTCTTTCTGGAAATATTCCTGTTAGTACAACTGTAATAGCATTTGCTTCAGGCGGTACTTTTTTAGGTTCTGCTCAAGAAAGACCTACTGCAGGTTATCAAAATAAAGATAAAGGCGTATCTTACAGACTAACTACAGATAATGCAGGAACAATAATTAATTGTGTTGTTGTTTCAACTCGTGCAGCTGGTTCAGCTCAAGCAGCTGTAGTTACCGCTCCAGTAAATCCAGGTGCAGGTCCTAATATGGGAGTTGCGGCACAAACAATAATTTTTGATGCAGCATCTATTACAACTGCCTTTACGGCTAGTAATGATGGTAATGCTATAACGGGAGCCTTAACAGTTACTATAGCTGCAACAGATTTACAAAGACCTTTTAGCGGAGGTACAGGCGCAGCAACAAACGGTATCTATGAAGCTGATATACAATCAGGTGGTGATGCTTTTGGATTATATATTAATGGAGCAGCTGGAGGAAGTGCTGTTAAAGTAGAATTAGCTTCAGCACCACCTAATCAAACCATTACCTTAAATGGTATATTGCAAGGAACAACATTAGACGGATTATTTAGAAAAGTATACACAACTGATGCTGCAACTACAGCAACAACTATTATAGCATTATATTAAAATAAGTTAAATTAAATTAAATTAAATCAAATGACAAAAGTAAAAACAGAAGTAAAGAAAAACAAAGTAACAGAAGAGCAACTTTCTAAAGTTAAAGAACAACAAACAAAAATGAATAATCTTTTAAGAGATGTTGGGTTTGTTGAAAATCAAAAACACGTATTACTACATGAATACGCTGGTATAAGCCAAGAAATGGAAGAGTATAAAAAAGAATTAGAAAAAGAGTACGGTGCAATTAGCATTGATTTAGAAACAGGTGAATATTCTGAAATAGAAAGTTCTGAAGAAGTAAAGCAATAAAATGTCTAGTATTATAAGGAAGATCAGCATTGGTTCTGATTATAAAAATGATGCCATGCACTACTCCGTTGGACAAGAAGTCTATGGGGGACATAAAATAGCTTATATCATATTTGAAGATACTGATGGTTCTTATAATATTTTTATTAAAAAAAACAACGAGGTATTGCCGTGGAAGAAGTTTAATACTAACATGGCGGTATCTGTTGAATATAATTTAGAATATGAATAGTGTATACGATTTTATTGTTGAACCAATAGGAGAAAGATATAACAACACTTTAAAAATAAACGATAAAAATTTAATATTAAATTCTAGTATAGAATCTTTTAAATTTATAAATAAAAAAGCTAAAGTAATTTCTGTACCATTAGCATATAAAACTTTAATAAAAATAGGTGATGAAATAATAATACATCACAATGTTTTTAGAAGATATTATGATATAAGAGGTAAAGAAAAAAATAGTAGCAAATATTTTAAAGATAATTTGTATTTTTGTCAAATAGATCAAATTTATTTGCATAAAAAAAATAGTAAATGGAAAGCTTTTGGAGACAGATGCTTTGTTAAACCTATTTTAAATAATGACTATTTAAAGCAAGATAAAGAACAGAGCCTTATTGGTATATTAAAATATGACAATAGCTCTTTAAATGCGCTTGATATTAGCTCTGGTGACCTAGTAGGGTTTACACCAAATGGTGAATGGGAGTTTATAATAAATAACGAGCGTTTATACTGTATGAAATCAAATGATATTGTTATTAAATATGAATACAAAGGAGACGAAGTTGAATATAATCCAGGCTGGGCAGTTAGCAGTTGAGGAATTAATTAAAGTAGCTAAAGAAGCAATTGTAGATTCGGGTGATGATATATCTGCAGATAGACTTAAAAATGCTGCTGCAACTAAAAAACTAGCAATATTTGATGCGTTTGAAATACTAACTAGAATAGAGCAAGAAGAAAAAATGTTAGAAGATAATACAAAGCAAGCTAATAAATTTGGCGGCTTTGCTGAAAGCAGATCTAAATAATGTATCAACAAACGTTATATTCAATAGTAGATGATCACATAAGACCTAATACTTTAAAAAGATTAAATAGATTAAAAAGTTTTAAGTACGGTTATAATAAAGAATATGATTTAGTAGTTATAAGTAAAAATGGCACTGTAGGTGCAATATATGATATACAAGGCTTTCGGATTGGTTTACCAATAATTAACAAAGCTTATAAAAAAAGCAATGTAAAAGCGGAGCAGCATTGGGAAAAGTTTGAATATCCTAAAGCATTAAGCAAAATTAAAAGTGTTTTTGATTGGAATAATTATCCTGACAATTTTAAAGAACAATGGTATAACTATATAGAGAATGAATTTAAAGCTAGAGAAGAAGGGTTTTCGTTCTACAATAATGGCACCCCTACTTACATTACTGGTTCTCATTACATGTACTTGCAGTGGACCAAGATTGATGTTGGGGCCGCAGAGTTCAGGGAATCTAACAGACTATTCTACATATTTTGGGAAGCCTGTAAGGCCGACAGTAGGTGTTACGGTATATGCTACCTCAAGAATAGACGGTCTGGGTTTAGCTTCATGGCATCATCAGAGACTGTTAGCCAGGCAACAATATCAAGCGATGCTAGATTTGGAATTTTATCAAAGACGGGTGCTGATGCAAAAAAAATGTTTACCGACAAAGTTGTACCAATATCCACGAACTATCCGTTCTTCTTCAAGCCGGTACAAGACGGGATGGACAGGCCGAAGACGGAGCTTGCGTACAGGGTCCCTGCCTCGAAATTAACTAGAAGAAAAATAGAATTAAACGAGCAGTTAAAAGATATTGAAGGATTAGATACTACTATTGACTGGAAGAATACAGGAGATAACAGTTATGACGGTGAAAAACTAAAGCTATTAGTACATGATGAATCTGGTAAATGGGAAAGACCTGATAATATATTAAATAACTGGAGAGTAACTAAAACTACATTAAGACTAGGTAGCAGAATAGTTGGTAAGTGTATGATGGGATCAACATCAAACGCATTAGATAAAGGGGGAGAAAACTTTAAAAGATTATATGAAAATTCAAGTGTTACTAAAAGAAACCGCAACGGTCAGACTAGCTCAGGATTATATTCTTTGTTCATACCTATGGAATGGAATTACGAAGGATTCATTGATAAATATGGAGTACCTATATTCGATACACCAAAAACCCCAGTAATTAGTATAGATAAAAGTGAAGTAGATATAGGTGTAATAGATTATTGGCAAAATGAAGTAGACGGTTTAAAAACAGATCAAGATGCTTTAAATGAATTTTATAGACAATTTCCCAGAACTATGCAACATGCATTTAGGGATGAAACAAAACAATCTTTATTTAATCTAACTAAGATTTACGAACAAATAGATTATAATGAAGAAATTACTAAGTCAAGTTTAATAACACAAGGTAATTTTCAATGGTTTGGCGGAGTACGAGATACTACAGTAATGTTTGTTCCAAACAATAAAGGAAGATTTTTTATTTCCTGGGTACCGGACAATAACATGCAAAACAAAATTATTTTAAAAAATGGATATAAATATCCAGGCAATGAACATTGCGGAGCATTTGGATGTGACAGTTATGATATATCAGGCACAGTAGATGGCAGAGGATCTAAAGGATCTTTGCACGGATTAACAAAGTTTTCTATGGAAGATATTCCACCTAATATGTTTTTTTTAGAATATGTTGCAAGACCGGATAATGCAGAAACATTTTTTGAAGATGTATTAATGGCTTTAGTGTTTTACGGAATGCCTATACTTGCAGAAAATAACAAACCAAGACTATTATATTATTTAAAAAGAAGAGGCTATAGGGGTTACTCAATAAATAGACCTGATAAAACCTATAATAAATTATCTATTACTGAAAGAGAGATTGGTGGTGTACCAAATTCAAGTGAAGATATGAAACAAGCACATGCTGCCGCTATTGAAAGTTATATAGATTCATACGTTGGATTTAATAATGATACTTACGGTGACATGTATTTTATACGAACACTTAATGATTGGTCAAAGTTTAATTTAAATAATAGAACAAAATATGATGCCTCAATTAGTTCGGGATTAGCAATAATGGCTTGTAATAAAAATAAATATGCTCCAGTAGCAAAAAAAGTTTTTAAGCCTGTAAGTTTAGGAATAAAAAAATATAATAATGATGGTTTTACATCAAAAATAATTTAAAATAAATGATTACAACAAATTATAACAGTTCATTCCCAGACCAGGTAGTACCTGATTCAGTAAAGAATAGTTATGACTATGGGCTTCGAGTGGGCCAGGCTATTGAAAATGAATGGTTTAGGCAGGACATGAGTGGTGATAAGTATTTACAAAATTTTCAAAATTATCATAGCTTAAGATTATATGCTAGAGGAGAACAACCGGTTCAAAAATATAAAAATGAATTGTCTATTAATGGCGATTTGTCTTATTTAAATTTAGATTGGAAAATAGTACCTGTAATACCAAAATTTGTAGATATTGTTGTAAATGGAATGACAGACAAAGGTTATGAAATAAAATCTTTTGCTACTGATCCTTTTGCATTAAAAGAAAGAACTAATTTTGCTTTTAATGCAATGCGAGATATAATTAATAAAAAATTTATTGAAGAAGCAAATGCGGCAACTGGTGCTAATTTTTATGCATCCTCTCAACCTGAAAAATTACCAGCTTCTCGTAATGAATTAGATTTATATTTACAATTAAATTACAAACAAAGTATTGAAATAGCAGAAGAAGAATTAATAAAAAATGTTTTTGAAGCTAATAAATTTAAAGAAGATCAACGAAGAATTGCATATGATTTAGCGGTTCTTGGCATAGGGGCATCAAAAACAAATTTTAATTTATCAGAAGGAGTTACGGTAGATTATGTAGATCCCGCTTCAATAGTTTATTCTTATACAGAAGATCCTAATTTTGAAGATTTATACTATGTAGGCGAAGTTAAAAACTTAAGTTTAGCTGAAGTAAAAAGACAATTTTCTTCATTAACAAATTCTGAATTAGAAGAAATACAAAAATATAAAGGGCCTTCTCAATACAGTAACTATGTAAGAAATTTTTCTGGAGGAGATGAAAAAAATTTAGTTTCAGTTTTATTTTTTGAATATAAAACATACACTAATCAAGTTTTTAAAATTAAAAAAACAGATCAAGGTCTTGAAAAAACAATTGAAAAAGACGATTCATTTGATCCGCCAGAAAATGATAATTTTGAAAGAGTATCTAGAAGCATAGAAGTTTTATATTCAGGAGCAAAAGTGTTAGGGATGAGCAAAATTTTAGAATGGAAATTTGCAGAAAATATGACAAGACCTTATGCAAATGCTACAAAAGTTAATATGAGCTATTCTATTTCAGCTCCTAGACTGTATAAAGGAAAAGTTGATTCATTAGTTAATAGAATAACTAGTTTTGCAGACATGATTCAATTAACTCATTTAAAATTACAACAAGTATTGTCTCGTGTAGTTCCAGATGGAGTTTATTTAGATATGGATGGGCTAGCTGAAGTTGATCTTGGTAATGGTACTAATTATAATCCAGCAGAAGCTTTAAACATGTATTTCCAAACAGGTAGCATTGTGGGTAGATCTTTAACTCAAGATGGCGAATTAAATAGAGGAAAAGTGCCCATTCAAGAATTGCAATCATCAAATGGTCTTGCTAAAATACAGGCTTTAATACAAACTTATCAATATTATTTACAAATGATAAGAGATACAACCGGACTAAATGAAGCAGTAGATGGTAGTACGCCTGATAAAAATGCTTTAGTAGGTTTGCAAAAAATGGCCGCAGCTAATTCAAATACAGCTACAAGACATATATTAAAATCTTTAATGTATATTACTATTAAAACAGCTGAAAACGTAAGTTTAAGAGTAAATGATGCATTGCAATTTCCTTTAACCAAAGAAGCATTGTTAAATAGTATTAATACTTTTAATGTATCTACTTTAGAAGAAATGGAAAAAGTGGCAATGCATGATTTTGGAATATTTTTAGAGCTCGAACCAGATGAAGAAGAAAAACAACAACTGGAACAAAACATTCAAGTTTCATTACAGCAAGGAGGAATTAATTTAGAAGATGCAATTGACGTAAGACAAATTAATAATTTAAAATTAGCTAATCAGCTTTTAAAATTAAAACGAACTCAAAAGCAAGAAAAAGATCAAGAAATACAACAAGCTAATATAGCTGCACAAGGTCAAGCAAATGCACAAGCTTCTGAAGCCGCAGCAATGGCTGAAGTACAAAAACAGCAAGCGTTGTCTGAAACCAAAATGCAATTAGAAAAAGCTAAATCTGATTTTGAAATACAAAGAATGGAACAAGAAGCATTAATTAAAAAACAATTAATGGCAGAAGAATTTAGTTATCAAATGCAACTAGCTCAAATGCAAGCTAAATCCACAACACAAAAAGAACAAGAAATAGAAGATCGAAAAGACAAAAGAGTTAGAATACAAGGAACTCAGCAATCAGAACTTATAGATCAAAGACAAAACGATTTATTACCCAAAGATTTTGAATCATCAGGAAATGATAATTTAGATGGGTTTGGCCTAGAACAATTTGGCCCAAGATAATTTTTATTAATTAATTTTATTATATCATGTCAACAGAAGTAAAACAAGAAGGGGAATTTAAAATTAAAAAACGAATTCCTAAAAAGTTAGTAAACCAAGAAGGTAACATAACTAAATTAGATTTAACAAAGCCAGGGAACGAACAAGGGGTTGTAATACCCTCAGTACAAAAGGTTGTTATACCTAACGAAGAATTAAAAAAACAAGAAAATGCCATTCAAGAGCAAAGCCCAGATGAAGTATCTGTACTTAACGAATCCGACACTAGCGAAGGAATTCCAAAAGGAAACGAGCAAACAACAGATGAAAAACTTACCGGAAAAAATAATAGCAATGCTAGCGCCGAAGAAGTAGATTCTCCATTACAACAAATAGATGAAGTTGAAGAAATTAAAAAGGAAACATCTATAAAATCAGAAATAAAAACTAATAATACTCAGTCTGCCGCACCTGAGTTACCAGAGGGAGTAGATAAGCTTTTAAAGTTTATGAAAGAAACTGGTGGAGATGTAAATGATTATGCTAGATTAAATGCGGATTATTCTACAGTAGATAATACTACATTAATTAAAGAATATTATAAACAAACAAAACCTCATTTAGATTCAGAAGATGTAAGTCTTTTATTAGAAGACTTTGATTATGATGCTGAAATAGATGAGGATAGAGATATACGCAAAAAGAAACTTGCGTTTAAAGAAGAAGTTGCAAAAGCCAAAAACTTTTTAGAGGACACTAAGGGTAAATATTACGAGGAAATCAAGTTGAGACCTAGTATAACTCAAGACCAAAAAAAAGCTACTGACTTTTTCAATCGCTACCAAGAAGAAGAGCAGCGTAATATTCAAGTAAAAGAAAACTTTAATAGTACTACAGACAATTATTTTTCTAATGATTTCAAAGGTTTTGATTTTAAATTAGGAGATAAAAGTTTTAAATACGGAGTTAAAGATCCTTCTACTGTTGCTGAAAATCAAAAGAATTTAACTGATTTTATTGGGACGTTCCTAAATGAAAAAGGTGAAATGAAAAATCCTGCTGGTTATCACAAAGCTATTTATGCCGCTAGAAATGCTGATACTATGGCAAGTCATTTTTATGAGCAAGGTAAAACCGATGCTATTAAAGAACAAATTGCTAAATCAAAAAATATAACTACTGAAGCTAGACAAGTAGCCTCGGGAGATATTACTTTTGGTGGAATGAAAGTTAAAGCTATTAGCGGAGTAGACTCTTCAAAACTTAAAATTAAAAACAGAAAATTTAACAATTAAAAATTAATTAATTATGGCAAATGTCATCCCAAGCTTTGGGGCAATTACACCGAGTCAACAACAACAGGCTCTTTCAACAAATTATTTACAATTCACAAACGCTGCTGGAGCTAACTTCTCCTCTTTTGCGCAACAGTATCTTCCTGAGATATATGAGCAAGAAGTAGAGCGTTATGGGAATAGAACACTTTCTGGATTCCTTCGTATGGTTGGAGCAGAAATGCCTATGACTTCAGATCAAGTTATTTGGTCAGAACAGAATAGATTACATGTTGCTTACAATGGAGTTACTAAAACAGCTGCTGGTGGCGACAACACTTTAACTTTTCCACTTGTGGCCGTTGCAGGTCCTACATTTGTAGACAACGTAATTTCAGTGCAAGATACTATCGTTATTATGAATCCAACTAATGGACTAGAAGTAAAAGCTTTAGTTACAGCTAGTGCAGGTTCTAATGCTGCTGGTTCTGCTCTTGGTACAATTACTGTTGCTCCTTATATTGGTGCTAGTGTAGCAACTACTTTAGGTGCAGCTGGAGCTGCTCTTGCTGGTCTTAAAATCTTTGTTTACGGTTCTGAATACAGAAAAGGAACAAATGATAATACCATTACAAGTATTACTCCTTCTTTTACTCAATTTAACAACTCTCCTATTATTATTAAGGACAGATACGAAATTAACGGATCTGACATGGCTCAAATTGGATGGATTGAAGTAGCTACAGAAGATGGAACTTCAGGTTACCTATGGTATCTAAAAGCTGAATCTGAAACTCGTTTACGTTTTGAAGACTATCTTGAAATGGCAATGGTTGAAGGTGAACTTGCTGCCGTAGGTTCTGCAGTCGCTGGTCTTGCTCCTACTTTTGGTGGAACTGAAGGTCTTTTTGCTGCTATCAATACTAGAGGTAATGTACTAAACAACTTTAGTGCTACTGCTGGTCTTGGAGAATTTGACAGTATTCTTAAGAATCTTGATACTCAAGGGGCTATTGAAGAGAACATGCTTTTCTTAAACAGAAAAACTTCTTTGGATTTTGATGATATGCTAGGTGCTATTTCATCAGGAGTACAGGGAGGTACTGCTTTTGGATTGTTTGAAAACTCTGAAGAAATGGCTTTGAATCTTGGATTCTCAGGATTTAGAAGAGGTTCTTACGACTTTTACAAAACTGACTGGAAATATCTTAATGATGCTTCTACAAGAGGTGGAGTACAGGTTTCAGGTATTGATGGAGTTCTTATTCCTGCAGGTACATCTACAGTTTACGATCAAATTTTAGGATCTAACATTCGTAGACCATTCCTACACGTACGTTATAGAGCTTCTGAAACAGAAGATAGAAGAATGAAATCTTGGATTACAGGTTCTGCCGGTGGTGCTTACACTACAGGAATTGACTCTATGGTAGTTCACTTCTTATCTGAAAGATGTTTATGTGTACAAGGTGCTAACAATTTTGTATTGTTTACTGCATCATAGTATTTTGATAAAGATAAGGCGTCATATATTTGGCGCCTTGCTTTATTTTTTTAATTATTTAATTTTATTATATCATGGCTAAAAAAGCTAACACAGCAGTAAAAGATGTTGAGGTTGCAACTCAAACAATTGAAAAACCAATTACTAAAACTACTCAACAGCCTAAAAAGCCTAGTTGGGAAATTAAAGATAGAACGTATACTTTGCTTGGACATCATTCTCCAATAACATATACAATACCAGCGAGGCATAGCGCTAAGTATCCTTTGCTTTGGTTTGATGAAGAATCAGGCGAACAAAAAGAATTAAGATATGCAACTAATCAAAACTCCGTATTTGTACAAGATCAAAAAGGAGAAGCTACATTAGGTCATATTATTTTTCACAATGGTACACTAAGTGTTGGTAAGCAAAATCAAAACTTACAAAAAATGCTTTCTTTATACCATCCTACTAAAAATGTAAAATATAAAGAATTTGATCCAGTTGAAATTGCGCATGATGAGCTAGACGATTTAGTAATAACTATTGAAGCTTTAAACATGGCTAGAGAAATGGATATTGATATAGCAGAAGCTGTATTAAGAGTTGAGATTGGATCTAGGGTATCTGAGATGAGTTCTAAGGAGATTAGAAGAGATCTTATACTATTTGCACAGCGTAACGCAGAACTGTTCATAGATCTTGCTAATGACGATAATGTGCAGCTTAGAAATCTTGCTATAAATGCTACTGAAGCAGGTATTATATCTTTATCTCAAGATCAAAGAACATTTAATTGGGCTTCTAATAATAGAAAATTAATTAATGTGCCTTTTGATGAAAATCCATATTCAGCTATGGCAGCATTCTTTAAAACAGATGAAGGTGTAGAAATTTATAAATCTATAGAGAAAAAACTTTCATAACGTGTAATATTTATAATATATAGAGCCGTCTTTTGGCGGCTTTATTATTATATAACAAAAAATAAACAATGGCAATAAACGTAAATACTGTATACACTACGGTGTTATCTATATTAAATAAAGAGCAAAGAGGTTATATGACACCTGCTGAATTTAATACAGTAGGAGCACAGGTCCAATTACAAATTTTTGAAAAATATTTTGAAGATTTAAATCAACAAATACGTGTGCCACAAACAGATTTTAATTATTCTGATAGAGTAGAAAATATAGATGAAAAAATAGCTATATTTAAAACATTTGGTAATGCTGAGTATAAGCTTTTAGCAACTACCACGGATAAGCCTTTTGCTTTACCAACAATAGATGCCTATACTAAAACTGTAGAGTTTTACAGATTGGGTGAGGTAACTTATAAAAATGAAGTTCTTATTCAAAGACTTCAAAGAAATGATTTTTATACTTCTGAAAAATCTAAATTAACAAAAGCCACAACAACTTTTCCAACATATTTGTATGAAAATAATTTACTTTATATTAGACCAACAAGTATAACTAGTGATATACAAGTTGAATATGTGCGCAAGCCACTTCCCCCTATATGGGGATTTATTGTAGGTTCTTTAGGACAATATGAATTTAATAAATCAGATTATGTGGAAGGTACCGCAGGTAATGCGGACGTAGGCTCAAGAAATTTTGAATTGCATGTAAGTGAGCAAGTTGATGTAATATTAAAAATACTAGCGTATGCTGGAATAATAATACGAGATCCTCAAATAGTACAAGCAGCAATACAACAAGTACAATCAGACGAAATAAATTCAAAAAGTTAATAAATTATGGCCAAACCTGATGGTGGTTTAATACAAGAAACCAATAGACAATATTACGAAGGCGCACAAAGTTTTGTTGCAGACGGAGCAAACAATGTTTTTACGGCTAACTTTAATACTAATTTAGTTTTTGGAAGCTTTGATCCCACAGAAGTTAATTATGGATTAAATAATTTTAAATTATATACTAGCCCTACGGGTTTAGCAGGATCGTATACAGAATATACTAATGCTTATACCGTTACTAATAATATTATTACTATAACTGCAACTCCAGCACAATTCACTGTAATAGTAATTCAATTAAAAGTTTTAACAGGTGGCAATTATGGAAATAATGATGCATTTGGTAATGTTGTAGAAAACAATTATGGAGGTTATCAATATATAAGTATACCAGAATTAGTTACAAATTTTATGGTTGGTTATGTAGGAGCGGGCAAAATAATAGCAAATGTAAAAAGAACAGATATTATATTTCATGTTAAACGTGCGTTGCAAGAATTTAGTTATGATACGTTAAGAAGTATAAAATCGCAAGAAGCAACTATACCACCTAATTTATCTATTCCAATACCTCAAGATTATGTAAATTATGTTAAAATGTCTTGGGTTGACAATATGGGTGTTAAGCATATTATATATCCTACAACTTTAACATCAAATCCAGAAAGCTTATTACCACAAGATTGGCAAGGTATACCTATACAAGATAATTTTGATGAAGATTTAGATTCTACTTCAATAACTGAATCAAGATGGGCTAATGCTAATGATAATTTAATAGTTGGTAATATTGATAACAACGCTATAAACAGCGGATTAGTGCCTAATGCTGAAGGCGGATTTTTAGAATCTTTTTTAGGTCAGCGTTACGGATTAGATCCAGAAACATCTCAAACAAATGGATGGTTTACTATAAACAATAGAGAAGGTAAAATGTCTTTTTCTAGTAATTTAAGAAATAAACTTATTATTTTAGAATATATATCTGATGGCTTAGCATATGATCAAGACATGAAAGTTCCCAAAATGGCTGAAGATGCAATATATTCATATATAAATCATGCAGTACTTTCAACAAAAGCAAACACTCCAGAATACTTAGTTAATAGATATAAAAGAGAAAAAAGTGCAAAACTCAGAAATGCTAAAATTAGATTATCTAATATTAAATTAGACGAAATAGTACAAGTAATGAGAAATAAATCTAAATGGATTAAATCATAAATTAAATGGCTGAGGTTAAAAATGTTTTTATAAAATCTAAAATGAATTTAGATCTTGACAGTAGGCTTGTTCCTTCAGGTGAATACAGGCAAGGATTTAATATTCAAGTAAGCAAATCTGAAGGTGCAGATGTAGGTGCTTTAGAAAA